AGTTGTGTGTACGTATCCGATATATCAGAGTCCTTACTTGGGGGCAAACTCAATGTCCCCGAGATAGATCCTCTCTGACATTCATTCAGCACTCGACGCCAGTCGGGTGCGTGTCGCATAATTATTTGTGCTACAGTATCATTGTCAAAAGCAACTTCCTCCGACTCCAGTATTATACGGAGTCTACCCATAAACTGACCACATAATTGTGCCATCGTTTTCTTGTCGAAGTTAAACACGTACTTCGAGCATCGGGAATGTAGGGGATCAATGATCTTGTTCTCAAAGTTGCAGGTCATGATGAACCGACAATTTTTGGAGAACTCTTCAATAAACCCACGTAATGCGGGTTGTGTGGACTGTGGATTTAGGTAGTCTGCCTCATCAAGGATGACCACTTTGTAACCACCGGACAACGAGACAGAAGAGGCAAACTGCTTGATCTTTCCTCGTAGTGTATCAATGTTACCTTCTTCTGACCCGTTGATTACGATGTAGTCCAGATCTAGTTCTTCACAGATTGCCCGTGCGATCGTAGTCTTTCCAGTGCCAGCAGTGCCAGCAAACATCATGTTGGGCAGTTCACCACCGTTTACGATGTTTTGAAAAGTAGTCTTTAGGTCTTCGGGAAGAATCGTCTGCTGGACAGACGTAGGTCGATATTTCTCGACCCACAGAAACTCATTACTCATAGATACCTCATAATATAATGTGTGATGGGAAGTATTATACTACAACGACAACCCATCTGTAAACACAGTCACTGATCTATTTAGACGAATGTTGTTCGAATTTTCGATCGGAATTTTTGATAAAAACAATCAATAATACCTATAATCGACCATCGGCATATGCGTGGTTGACTTTGGCATGGTGCATCTCATCACGTCGGACGCACTTGATCATGTCTGAGAGCATTGCACCCTCACCAAGTTCACTATAGTAATCAATAGCAATCTGTGGTGCTGGTACGTTGGCAATGTCACCAGACTCGATTAGTTTCAAATAGTTGGTGTAACTCTGTACGGCCTCTTCCTCGAAGTATCCTGTCATACGATGTGCAGTCTTCGGGAATACCATGTACATGACCAGATAGTAGTGCCAGAAGATGAACTGAACGATAATAACCAACACCCTCTCAAAGATGTTAGGGTGAGTGATCTCCATAAAGAACATCAAGTGCTTTCGTTCGTTCGTTGCTTCGTCTAACAACTCTTGGATCTTTGTACCGTTACCCTTCTGCATTTTACGCAGACTATACAGGTGAGTTAGCATACCACCCACCATACCAGGGACTCCAGCAACCGTTTCTAGGATGAGAGCACGTTTTCCATAGTTGTTTCTGAAAAATGTGTCTGCGAAAAACCTGAAGAACGAGGTCATGGATCTGGCAAACGTGTCTGAAATTTTCGTAGATAAACTCACGGGGTCTCCAATAATGGTGCCGCCACGAGGAATCGAACCCCGGACCTACTGATTACAAATCAGTTGCTCTACCTGCTGAGCTATAGCGGCAAATTGTCCACATAGTTTTGTTTCTTCTGCTTACGTCTTTCCGTAAGAGACCTTACTATGTATATGCGAGTGAATGCTACAACCGATATTCCTGCGGTTAAAATTGTAGACAATACTATAGGATCTGTAACTCCCCACTTAACGACTGCTAACCATGTGTAGAAGATGTTAAGTGGGTAGTTGATGACTGTCCCCAATGCGACATGTATGGATGTCTCTTTGGCAATAAGGGGATCGTACAGTTTCATAAAATGACTCCTTGGGCAATTACAAAATCATAATATATCGTGTTCTTGGGCAAGAAAATCCCAAGGAGTCAAAACCATTAAGAGTCGTCAGATTCTGCTTCTACTTCTGCTTCTGCCGCCTCTGCATGTGCTTTAGCAATCTGCTCGTATAAAGATACGACCTGAATTGCTTGGTCACGTAATTGACCAATAGTAGTTAGTTCTTCACCTTTGAACCCACCACGTGTAACTACAGTGTCGACCACTGCAACAGTAGAACGTGCTACTCGATTAGCAAGATCCATAAAGGATGCTTGCTCTTCTGACATAATGCTAGACATTTTACTCTCCGTATGTTGATGTCTTTTCTAGTGCAATGAAGTATTGCGTACTAGAATTAATTGATCGAAAATGTGAAATCAGTTTGGTAGAGACAGATACCTCGTAGTCCTCACCAATCAACTTCAGGTTATTCACTCCCATGATGAAGTTGAAGTCAGACCCTTCGGGGAACGAACCCTCAACCAAAACAGAGAATGAGTTTGACGTGTTGTCACCCATATCGGTTACAGTGATCTCTACACTATTACCCGATGGTCGGATAGAGATCTCTTCACAACCCAAGGCAGACGATGCACGTTTGATCTTACTTAGGGTTTCGTTAGTCAACACGAATTTGACTTCACACTCAGGCATGATGATGTCTTTCTTAGGTGCAGAAAGCATATCGGGATCTGAGTAGAAGTATCGTACAGATGACAGACCACTACCATCTGCGATGGTGCAGAAATTTTCACCAAATGTGATAGATGGATTATCTACCAATGACAGCACAGACAAGAACTCAGAGAGATCATAGATGCCGAAGGTGCTAGGGAATGTCTCTTCAATCTCAGCACGAGAGACGATGTTCTTTGCGATAGACATAGTCTTCAACACGTTACCACCGTTGACGACAATGTTTGGATTAATCGTCGAGAAGTTTCGCAGGATCTCGACTGTCCGACTAGATAGTTCCATTGATAGGTTCCTCAGTTAATATGTTGCTCATTATATAATAGTGCAATGCCATCTGTCAAGTGATATCTCGCATGCGACTAAAGTTCTTGTCCTTGATGAAGGACAGTTTGCGTTCGAAGTGTGCATCTTCCAACTCAGTTTTGTGAGAGATGACGAACACGTTGGTGTCATCTTTCAGGGTGTCGATGATCTTCATAAGATTGTCAACACCCTCACCGTCCAACGAAGAGTCGAACGTTTCATCTAGTATCAACAGATTGGTCGATACCGAATTCTTCATCTTAGCAATCTGTCTCCACGTGAATAGGAGAGACAGATCGATACGCTGCTTCTCACCTTCTGAAAACGAGTCGTACGAGAACGTGTCACGGTATCGTGATCGAATGGTCTCGTTGAAACTCTCATCGAGTTCGAAGTGTACGAAGAAGTCTAGGATCTGCAAGTACTGGTTGGTCAACTCATTGATGACCGGAATGTACTGTCGGATGATCTTAGTTTTGATGCCTGTGTCACGCAACAGTTCAGACGCAACACGGTTATATGATGCTTTCTCATTCAGCAGAAACTTGGTGTCAGTCAACTGGTGGAGTTCTTCGTCCAACTCATTAAGATCAGCATTTGCCTGACCCATGTCACCGTCACTGTCTGCCATGCTCTGCAGATCTGCTTGAATCTTTTGTACCTGCTGCGTGAGACGACTGACCATCTGCATATTGTTGTTGATGAGATTCTGCTTCTCCATCAACTCTGACAACTGAGTTTCGTGAGACTCCATGTCTGACTGATACTGCTTCAGTTGCTCTTCTGCCTCAGTCATTAGTTTTTTGAGATCTTTTGCTCGATCACCGGCCGCAGTCTTCTTTGTAGTGCGAAGATCTTCTGCAATCTCCTGATCACAGGTCGGACAGTGTTCGTTCTCATCGAAGAACTTTGCCTCTTTGACGACTGCCTTGACCTGTGTCGAGAACTGAGTCTGATATTTCTCCAACTTCTGCTTGTTGGTGCGGATCTTGCTTAATTCTTCTTGGACTTTTGGCAACGAACTATTGACGGTCTCTGACAACTCTGCAGTCACTTCGTTGAAGGTTGCGATGTCAGCATTGAGACCATCGATCTCTGCTTCTTTGTCTTTGCGTTGCTGGGTATTGATAGCAGTCAGATCACGGATGTACTTCTTCTGTGAATTGATCTTAGTCTTGACCACTTCAATGAGATGGTTGTTGCCCTCAAGTTCGCCTTTGAGGAGAGAGGTTTTCTCCTTGAGTATCACATTCATTTTGGAAAATATGTTAATATCAAGAAGGTCTTCGATCACGTCACGACGAGAAGTTGAGTTGAGTTGCATGAACGGGATAAAAGACGACGAACCGAGGACAACAATTTGGTGGAAACTCTTGTGAGACATCTGTAAGACGTTCTTCTCAAGAATCTCTTGATACTCTCGTGCATGGGAACTCTGGTTGATCATGGTGCCATCTTTCCAGATCTCAAACTTGGTTGGTTTGATTCCACGTACGACTTTGTACTGGACACTGTTTACCGTGAACTCAACCTCACAACGACAGTCTTTGTTGTTGATTGTGTTGATCAACTGGTTCTTGTTGATCTTACGGTGTGCCTTACCGAACAATGCAAACGACAGTGCGTCGAGCATTGTGGACTTACCTGCACCGTTCTCCCCTACAATGAGGTTAGTGGAACGGTCAAGGAAATCGATTTCATTAAAGTAGTTGCCCGTCGAAAGAAAATTCTTCCAACGAAGTTTCTCGAATTTGATCATGCTATCTCTACAGCCTGTGCTTCTATCATCAACTCAGATACCACATTCTTGATGCGGTCTTTGTCGAGATCAGTATCGACCTCTTGGATGTAATTATAGATTAAAGTTTCCGTGTCGTCAACCCTTAATGCTTCATCTGAGACATTTTCACCACGGAACTCACGGAAGTCTTCTGCGATCTTCAGTTCATGGATCTTCTGCTGTTGGATGCGTTCGACGTATCGTTCGAACTTCTGCATGTCGGATCGGTTGGATACAATCAGTTTGACGAATTTACCATCAAGGTATGATAAGTCTTCGAAATACTTGACTGTGTCCTCATCATAGTAGATCTTGTGAAACATTGTCACTGTATTCTGAACAGGGGTTAGTTCACGAGTCTCCGTGTCGTAGATGTGGAAGTACTTGGGATCGTGTGCGTCATTCCAGAAGAACTCCATCTGCGCACCAAGATAGTGTATGTTGCCTTTACTTGACTTGGTGTGGAAGTGTCCGGACAGAACTGTCTCGAACTTCTGTAGGGGACGTGCGTCCATGCCGTCCTTACATACAAGACCCTTGTCCATCTCGAATCCTGCAAGTTCAAAGTGACCACCGATAACATCTGCACCGCAGTTGTCAAGGAAGGTCATTACCTCTTTCTCGTTCTCTGGGCAGATCCAAGGCACCAGACCAAACTTGACAGACCCATACTCGCGCACGATGGGTTCCATGAGGATATCGACCTCATTCATGTAGTGCCCCATCAATTCCTTGAGGGAGTTTAGATCGTTGGTGTTTTTGAAATAGACATCGTGGTTACCTGGTATAATGTCCATGTGGATATTGTACTCACGCAACTTGTCTAGGAAGATCCTACGGTTGTGACTGAGTGCCTTGAGGTTGACCGTCTTACGATTGTCGTAGTAGTCTCCAAGGTGTAGGATCTGGGTGATGTTGTTCTCAAGCAGATACGGAAAGAAAACGTCTCCGTAGAAACGTTCCTGATAATCCATAAAAACTTCAGAAGAATTACGACACCCGCAATGGGTATCATTCAAGATTGCGATTTTCATAAGGACTCAACTCGACTTATATGGAGAATATTATACTACAAATAAGGGGTTGTGTCAAGTTCAATCTGAAAATCTTCCGTCCTCAATGAGGTGGTGTAGTCGGTGTGTAAAGATAGTCCACACCAATCGAGGTAGGGAACTCTCTTTGTAGGTTCCCGCTTTGCATTCATAAGTCCACATTATTCCATCCACTCCGATAGGTCTGAGTCAACATTTACTGCACGACGTTTGCGTTTCTTTTCTTCCTTTGCGTACTCTTTGAACTCTTGATCTGCATCTTTAACCGCATCAATACGCATGCGTAGAGTGTCTACAAAAGGAGAGTTGTAAGGGTGGAATCCACCATCGTCATCATCTGACAAAAACTCACTCACGTCTGCTTCTGAGATATACTTCAGTTTGATGTCCTGCTGCTTCTTCTCCTTTTGGATCCTTCGGATGAAAGCATACCACGAGATCTGTGTGAAGTAAGCAAATGCGTTTGGTTTGCCCGAACGAGTTGCCGCTTCGATATCGTAGTTCTCGATTGCCTTAAGGCAGTTCTCCACTGCATCCATCACCATCTCTTCACGATAGGTGTACCGAACAAAGTTTGCCTTGTGGGAGAGACCCTCTGCAATCTTAAGAAAGCACGAAGCAATATAATCAGTGACAACAGGGTTGGGACGACCACCGTCCTTTGCCTCCTTTACCGTCGTACAGTAATCTACAACTGCTTCGGAAAATTGCCTGTTGTTCACGTAGTGAGGTTTTTCTTTAGGTTTCATAATATACAACTTCTATTTTTTAATACGGTAATTATACCCTATTTTGACTTATATGTCAATCCAATTCCGGTGTTGTAGGCAACTCTTTGTCGCAACTCACTTGACGAAAAACGATGCGAACGTTCATTAAAATAGAACTCTATGCCACGTTTACGTCCGATGTCCTTACCCGTGAAATCCTTCTCACGATACTCTTCACCCAGTATTTGGATGTCCAGATTATATAGAGATAAGATATCTTCCAAATCCTTCTCCGTCTGGTAGGGGATGATCTCATCAACATAACTAACCGCCCTCAGTTGGGTGTATCTCTCAACCAAAGTCTGTACGGGTTTGTTCTTAGTGTCGGGTCGATCGATGGTAGGGTCTGTCTGTAGACCGACGATCAAGTAATCACATTGATCCTTCGAGTGACGTAGGAGTTGAATATGACCCACATGTAAGAGATCAAAGGTAGAACAAGTAAATCCTATTTTCATAATATTTTTAAAAGTCCTTGACAGAATGCGATTTATAGTGTATAATCTCTTTAACCAAAGGGGAGAATAGTATACCCCTAGTTCATGATCATTCCGTCAGTGTCAGAATCGATGTAATCATCATCACGATCCATCTCTCTCAGAAAATTCTCAAGGTCTTGTTCAACCTCCGGAGACAGTTCGTCCCAGTCATCAACCAAAGATTTTTGTTCTTGCTCCGTTAGGAACTCTGCCATTTCACCCAGAGCATTCTTGTACTGAGTAACCATGTCTTCTGTTGGTACTGCAAGAGACATGATCTTGTCAGTGAACATCACCATACAATTCTGAGGTGTATCCTGGTATACCATATATGTTTTGAAAGCATAGTACTTTTGTTCATTTCCGAACTTCTTCTCCAAGAGGGAGAGTGCATTACGGATAATGATATTATCTCCACTTTCAGTGATTAACTCACAGATTAGTTCTTCACCATTAATCAACTTCAGGTGCTTGATATTCTCTGTTTTCATCTTCTACCGCTCTTATTGGTTTAAGGTTGATGGGATAGATCTTGTAACTAAACCCTTCCTTAGTATATATCTTGATCCTTTCTGCACTATGTTTCAGAGTAAAATTCTTATGAGACTTGATATGGAGATCGTCAGCGATATCAATAAGGTTAGTACTCCTACCGTCGTCAGACACACGAAGGCCACGACCAATCGATTGGAGGACTTTAACTTGAGATTTGGACGGAGTTGCAAATATAATATTGTGCAGATTGCGGATGTTGATGCCAGTGCTGAAAGTGCCCAGAGAAGCAACAATAATAGAGTCATTTTCTTTTTCTACGATGCCTCGTATTTGTTCTCGATCAGATGCGGCAACCTCTCCGGATACGTAGAAAACTTTACGTCCTTCTGGTGCCGAAGATCTGATCATGTCATATAACACCTTGCCATGCTTCTCTACAAATTGAAACAAGACCAGAGTGTTACCCTTTTGATCCAATGCAATCTTACTAATGAATCGATTGCGAGGTTCATATGTGACGATATAATCAAGTTCTTCTTGATACGTCTTTTCCTTCATCATGTGACAGATATCGTTGTGGTATCTTAACAACAAGATGGAGATATCCAACTCTGCTAATTGTTTTGTTTTCTGCAGCTCCACTGTGCGGGTAACAGTGAACGTTGGACCAAACAGTCCTTCTAAGACCAGTTTGTTTGTTTCGGTACCGTCAAGGGTACCTGTGAGACCAAATCGATATTTGGCATTGATGCATTTGTCCATCATAGTAGTGAGAGACTTTGCTTTGAATAGATGCACCTCATCACCAAAGACAGTCCCAAACTGTTCGAACCATTCCTTGCCGAACTTATAGATCGATTGCCACGTGGAGATGATGATGCGTTTGTCTGTTTCTTTCTCTTTACCTGAGTAGATACGATGACAGAATTCTTCGACATCGTACCCGTAATCTTCAAAGTCCTTGTACATCTGCTCAACAAGGGAAGTAGTCGGAACGACCACTAATATCTTTTCATTAGTGACCTCATAGCAGTACCGAAGCAAGTTATAAATGATAAATGACTTGCCGCTACCAGTAGGACTAAGTAGAATACTGCGTCGATGCTCAATACCGTGTGAAATAGCTTTGTACTGATAATCTCTCGGTTTAAAGGGAGCATCAAGTAAAGATAGAAACTCAACCAAAGCAGGGTGATCGATGTCTTCTCTAAAAGACGGGATTCCGTATGTTTCATGTTCGAGTATCTCAAGTTGATAAAATCTGTCTGCGCAGAATCTACGTAGGTGGGTATACAGTCCTACGTTCATCTGCTTGGTCATTGAGTTATAGAGTTTGACCTTGCCGTCCCAATGCCTAGACTTGTATGCTGGCATGAACTTATAACCAGGGACGAAGAAGGAGAAGTACTCTCGTAACTCGTTCTCTTGTGCAGGATGTGCCTCCACCATAAAGTGGGAGTAGTCTTTCATCCTAATACGTATCTTGTTATCCACCAGCCTCGAATCGACGATAATCAATCATGTTCTTGATCGTCGAATGCCTCCACTTAATCATGTTAAGAATGTCCGTAAGACTATCTATCTGTGTCTTAAGTGCAACAATTCTGTCTTCAGACCGTTGGATCTCTGGATCTGAGTCATAGTAATAGTCCATCTCACCTTTGAGAATTTTTAGACCATTGAACGGATCGGGGTTCCATCCCTTCTCCATCAATTCCTCTTGATCCATCTTGCCGTTGTAGTATAACCACTTGTCCTTCAACAGCACCTTTTGGGCAGCTTCTGCACGTCGCAGTGCTAACTTAGTCACAGTCAAATACTCTAAGTACTTGGCATGCAGACTAGGAATCTGCCGTGATGTTTCATCTAGTTGGTGGACAGGAATCGTAGAGTCCTGATCCCACTCTTTCAGTATACCTTCTATATTAAGCACAGTGTCACTCACAGTTATCACAAACCTCCATTATATCATATATTAGTGACGTAATCAATACAATCTTGCCAATAATCTGTGTTATGCCCAAGGACGTAACTCAGAGTCATTCTCCAGCAGTTGGTACATGCGGCATGGTAGACCACATCGTCAGAACCATAGGCACCGAAGTAACCGGCCTTCAGGTTCCATCCTGCTTCGTCTTGCACTGTCACTAGTTCCGAAGTCTTGGGGTCAATATATTTGAACCACCCGTCTCCGGTCTCTGACCATGTGAAGATCAGATTATGTGCAGACGCATTCGCATTGTTGTGCCACCCAATAAATCCACCAGGGGGATACAACTGCGAAAGTGCACTAGTCTCTACTCCTAACTCCGACCGGAGTTTGAAGTCAAGTGTCACCCATGTATCACGATATTCGGATGGTATCTCTCCCCTGTAATGATCTGGTTTGATGGGGTGAGAGTATCCGTTAGAAGCACTGCCGTCATGGTCTTCACCCATATTGACGATCCTGTGCATTTCAGTTTCATCCGTATACTGATCTGCCATACCCTTCTGCTCTGGTGCCAGAGGTGGGTTGGTGTTCTCGGGTTGAAACCTCTCCCGATAAGTATACCGAAACTCTTCAAGAATATCAAGAACCGATTGATTCCTGATAGCAAATTTTGTCAAACTCATACGAAGTGGAATTCAGAGAACCTAAATGACGCATCGAAAGTGAGGTACTGAACGTCACCTGTGGTAGACGACAGTTCGAGTGAACCTACTCCCGTCGGTATGCAGTTCTTGTACCGCATGGTTGCACATAAATTGTTGTGACTTGTTAGTACAATAACGGTGATGTCTTTGTGTATCCCATCAAGAGTCTTGTATACACAATCCTCTAACCACCTCTGTAGTTCTTGATATGACGCAAGATCCTCATCAAGGATTAACTGCATTGTCAATTCACCATAGTTGATAGTATCGCCTGGCATAGGTAAACCGGACACACGTGGTACTGGTACCTCTACAGCATTCACTGTGGAACCGGGATGAGTCACTGCTTGCGCAAAAAACTCTAGGTTCCCATACTCTTCACGTTCAACAAGGACACGAAATCCTGTCGGTTGCAAAAAGTTCTTGTTCTCTGTTAAACTCATAATATACTCCTTTCATCTTATTTATACACAAAAAAAGGGAGACCGAAGTCTCCCCTAAAAATGACTATTGTATAGTTCTTTTTATTATGAGCTAGCAACCATTAGGTTGTCAACACGGAAGATGCGGTAGTAAGTGTTCTTACCAGCAGTCGCTGCCATGTTGTGTAGACCGGATGAGTTATCACCGAATACGAATGGGTTAACTGCCATGCCGTAACGAGTCTTGAAACCAATGCGAGGTTGGAATGTATCTTCTGCAACTGCCTTGACCATCTGTAGTGGTACGTATGGGCAGTAGAACATACCTGCGTCATATGGGTTAGTACCCTTATAACCGACAGTGATGAAGTCCTGAGTTGCGTATGGATCGATGAATACACGGATACGACCGTTTAGAGTACCAACAAAAGTGTTGCCAGTATCATCGATTG